GCTATGTACGAGAAACCAACACTACGCATTATTAACCTGAATTGTGAGATCAGTGCTTACGCACCGGACGAAGAGCCTCTGTTCTAATGAAGGGCGTGGCACATTATAAGAAGGACGGGACAAAGTGGGCCGGGGGGACACACAAGATGCCGAATGGCGATTTACACTCCGGTAAGACTCACGGCAAGACTAGCCAGAAGCTCTTTCATTTCGGGGGGCTATCGAAAACTGCAAAAAAGAAAGCTAGGAGTCGAAAAGCATGACGGTGCGCCCCAAAATACGTCCAAAAACCAACGTAAAATCGGCTCGTGGTAAAAAGAACCTACAAAAAGACAGTGCTTACGAAGAATACGATATAGACGGCGACGGAGTGGTCAGCGACAAAGAGCTAGCTGCTAAAAAAGCCATGCAGGAAGCTGAGACGCAAGAAGAGAAAGCAGACGCCCAAAGAAACATGGCATGGCTTTCACTTATAGGGATGCTGGTGTTCACGGGCCTTGTTTTCATGCCTTTTTTTCCAGATAGCCGTATTGAAGTCCTGGCAGACCTTTTTGGCCTGTTTTATATAGGAATGTCTGGTATTGTCGGTGCTTATATGGGAATGACGGCTTATATGAGTTCTAAACGATAATATGATCAGTTTGCTAGGGACTTTACTTGGCTTTGGGACTTCTATCGTTCCCGAAATACTCGGCTATTTCAAACAAAAACAAGCCAATAAACAAGAACTGGCAATGCTTCAGGCAAAAGCCAAGTATGCCGAGCAGTTATCGACGCTCAAAATAGCTGAACTAGACGCCCAAGCAGAAATAGAAGAAACGAAAGGACTGTATGCCCACGATTCTGGGATTGATGCCGGAGGATTTGTCAACAGTCTTCGGGGTTCTGTGCGCCCTGTCCTTACTTACGCCTTCTTTTTATTGTTCTGCACGATCAAGGGGGTCACGTTATACGTCATGGTAAATACGGATGGAGCGGAGTTAAGCGCGGGAATGCTGGCTATTTGGGACCCGGAAACACAGGCTATTTTTAGCGCCATTATTGCTTTTTGGTTTGGAAACCGAGCTATGAGCAAAGCACGAGCGCATATCTCAGGGAAGAAATAAATGGATGGGATACTCCTTACACAACATCTTTTGAAATCCATCGACGAACGAAGAGAACGTATTACCAAAATGATGATGAACGGAACCCTAAAAGACATGGAAGAATATAGGCAACTGGTTGGCAACATTGAATCTTTACAGTATATAGGAGAGGAACTAAGAGAAATCTTGGAAAAGGCGGACTAATGACCGACAAATCTGATTCTGAAGAAGGCACAGAAGAGACTTCAGTTTCTATTGAAGAGGCGTATGTGACGCCTGACGAAAGAATTCTTGACCCAGAGAGGCTTGATACAGCTTCTCTGACGAGGTTGCCTGAACCGACTGGATGGAGACTTCTTATTCTTCCTTACAGAGGTAAAGGTAAAACGGAAAGCGGTGTCATTATTCCTGACGCGGTAATTGACCGGGAATCGGTAGCCACGGTTTGCGGTTATGTGCTGAAAGCGGGTCCGCTTGCGTACAAAGACACGGAGAAATTCCCAGAAGGTCCGTGGTGCAATGAAAAAGACTGGGTTATTTTTGGTCGTTATGCGGGGGCTCGGTTTAAGATAGACGGAGGAGAGGTCCGCATATTAAATGACGATGAAGTTATAGCGGTTATACAGGAACCCGAAGATATCCTGCATTTTTAACATGGAGAAAAAGCCATGCCTGAACAAGAAGAGGCTACCGTTGATCTTCCTTCTGAAGGTCAAGACATTTCAGTAAGTGTAGAGGCCCCCGAAGCTTCTGCCGAAGAACAGGTTGTTCATGCCGAAACAGAGCATGAAGACTACAGTAAAAAGGTCAAAAAACGCATTGACCGCTTGACTAAAAAGGCGCGGGAGGCGGAGCGTCAGCAAGAAGCTGCCATTGGTTACGCCCGCCAAATTCAAGCGGAAAACCAGCAACTTAAAAGCCGGGTGGACAGTCTCGACAAGGGTTATGTTGCGGAATATGAAGACCGCGTAAACACCCAGACGGAAGCGTTGCAAAGGGACATGGAAACGGCCATTGCGACCAGCGATACATCGGCCCAGGTTGAGTTAAACAAGAAAATGGCCCAGTTGGCAATTGAAGAAGAGCGCGTGAAGGCCGCTAAATTGCAGCAGGCACAAGCCGCGGCTTATGCACAGGCCCAACAGCAGGCGGCGGCCCAGATGCCTCCCCAACAAGCGCGCCAACAGGCTCCGCCCGTCCGACCGGACCCAAAAGCAGAGGATTGGGCCTCTAGGAACGATTGGTTTGGTGAAGATGAAGCCATGACTTTTGCTGCTTTTGGTATCCACAAAAAACTAGTGGAAGAAGAAAGTTTTGACACGGACACGCCTGAGTATTACGATGAAGTTGACAAAAGAATGCGGGAGGCTTTTCCCCACAAATTTAATGGTGAGGTGCCTCCTTCTGCTTCAGAAACCCGCCGCCCTCAACAGGCCGTGGCTTCTGCTACTCGCTCCAGTGGTTCTGGGCGCAAAACTGTAAGACTATCCCCGAGTGAAGTGGCTATTGCAGGAAAACTTGGGGTGCCTCTTGATGAGTACGCGAAATACAAACGCTAGGAAAGACAAATGACTGAAGAGACAATTGATCGAACTCCTCGCGCTTCCAAGACACGGGCAAATAAAGCTGCCCGAAAGCCTTGGAGCCCACCGTCCCTTTTGGACGCACCTCCCGCACCGGAAGGCTTCACCCATAGGTGGATTCGTGCCGAGGTTCGGGGCTTTGATGACCGAAAAAACATTTCCGCCCGACTTCGGGAAGGCTGGGAGTTGGTTCGGAAGGATGAGTACCCAGACTTTGAAGCGCCTATCCTTGAAGGTGGCCGACACGAAGGTGTATTTGGCGTTGGAGGACTGTTGCTGGCTCGTATACCAAACGAAATCGTTGAAGAACGCAAAGAATACTTCGAGCAGATGAATTCAGATGCTATGGAGGCCGTTGACAACGACATGTTTAAAGAGAACCAGCATCATTCGATGGCGATTCAGAAACCTGAGCGTCAGTCGCGTGTTTCATTTGGAGGCCCTAAAAATTAGGGCTTATTGTTTTAAAAACCTATTGCTTTAAGGAGCAAGAAACATGGCTAATACCAACGGAAGCTTTGGTCTGCGTCCCCTTAGTAAACAAGGCGGTGCAGCCAATTCCACAGGTATGTCCAACTACACGATGTACGAGATTGCGAACGGCAACACCAACAAGCTCTATCACGGCGAGCCCGTGATTCCTCTTTCCACCGGATATATTGACGCCCCTGGGGCGGCTGCTGGTGGAACAGTAGGCTTTTTGGGTGTCTTTCAAGGTTGTGAGTACGTTTCGAGTAGTACTGGAAAACCAACGTGGAGTAACACATGGCCCGGTTCTGGGGCAGATAGTAACCATCCCGTCAAGGCGTATGTCAACGATGATCCCATGCAATTGTATGTAATTGCAACGGACGCAACGTGGACGAATAAAGCTACGGCTCGTGCCGCAGTCTTTGCTAACGCTAACGGCTCAACCCTAATTACAGGCTCTGATACAAATGGTGTATCGTTAGGTCGTTTGGCAATTAGTACAATTGCTACCACGGCTGCCCTGCAATTCAGGATCATGGGCTGGGTAGAGGACGCGCTGAACGAAGATTTTTCGGCAGCGGGTATCGGGGCAATTGTCAGGTTGAACAACCACTTTAATAGTAACAATGGTGCTATTGCTGCTGGTACACCTTCAACCACTGGCGTATAGGAGGGTTTATAAATGGCTATTAGTAGAGCGCAGCTTGTTAAAGAGTTGGAACCCGGCCTGAACGCTTTGTTCGGTTTGGAGTACAACCAATATGACCGTGAACACGAAGAGATATTTTCAATGGAAAGTTCTGATCGTGCCTTTGAAGAAGAGGTGATGCTGTCCGGCTTCGGTTCGGCACCTACCAAATCTGAAGGGACTGCGGTGTCGTTTGACGACGCGCAGGAAGCGTACACGGCTCGTTACACCATGGAAACAATTGCCTTGGCTTTCTCCATCACGGAAGAAGCTATAGAGGACAACCTTTATGATCGACTCGCGGGTCGGTACACAAAGGCGCTTGCTCGTAGTATGAGCCAGACAAAGCAAGTTAAGGCCGCTTCGGTTCTTAACAACGCTTTTGACAGCACATACACAGGTGGCGATGGTTTGGAACTCTGTTCCACCGCGCACACTTTGGTAAGTGGCAATACTTTCCGTAACGAGCTTTCAACAGCAGCCGATCTCAATGAGACCAGCCTAGAGCAGGCTCTTATTGATATCGCAGCTTTTGTTGATGAGCGCGGCCTGAAAGTGGCTGTCAAAGGGCAAAAACTGATCGTTCCGAAGGAGCTTCAGTTTACGACGGATCGCTTGCTTGAATCAACTCTACGACCTGGTAGCGCCGACAATGATGTCAATGCTGTTAGGAACATGGGAATGATTCCTCAAGGGTATGCCGTCAATCACTTCCTCACGGATACGGATGCGTGGTTCATTATGACCGACGCACCCAACGGCCTGAAGGGGTTCAATAGAACTGCTGTCAGGACATCCATGGAAGGTGATTTCGACACCGGGAATGTGCGGTATAAGGCTCGCGAACGTTATGCGTTTGGCTGGTCTGATCCCCGTGGCATTTTTGGGTCACCTGGGGCTTAACGGCTCAATATAAGGGGAGGGGTTTTCCCCTCCCCTTCTTTTCCTGGGATTTATAGCTCTAGCGACTGACCCAGCAGACTCTTACAAGACGCTAGAACTAAACCTTTGTAAGGAGGAACGCCAAAATGGCAAATACAACTTTTAATGGTCCAGTTCGATCTGAAAATGGTTTTGAACAAATCTCTGTTGCTTCGGGAACGGGTACAGTCACCACTAATCTGGATATAGACAGCAGCGGTAACATAACCACGACTGGTTATGTTTCTGCATACGACAACGTTGTTTCAATAGAAGATGCGACATACAGCGTTGAATCGACCCAATCCGGTGCAGTTTTTACCCTTAACCGCGCAGCGGGTATTGTTGTTACGTTGCCCACAGCGGCAGCAGGGTTGCAGTACACCTTCATTGTAGGAACCACTTTTTCTGGGGCTGGGCAGATCAATACGGATAACGCCAGTGATCTCTATTCTGGTTTTGCACAACTTTTTGATCCAGCAACGGCTGGGGACACCAACACCTTTATTCCAGATGCCAGTAATGATGACACCATTGATCTTGGTGCAGCAGAACAGGGCTGGCTAGTCGGTGGGATTATTCGTTTGAAGGCGACTACGGCGGCTGTCTGGCATTGCGAAGCCTTTTTGCACGGTGACGGTACACTAGCAACGCCCTTTGAATAGTAGAGGACTAAAACATGGCTGATGCTGTAACTGCTACGAATGTAATAGACGGACCAAAAACTGTCGTTGTTTATTGCACTAACACTAGTGACGGTACAGGCGAAGCTGCTGTAACTAAAGTAGATGTGTCTGGACTTTCAAAATTGCAAGACGGAACAGCCTGCACAGGAGTTCGTATACAAAAGATTGTGTTCACTAATGTTGGTATGGGCGTCAAGCTTCTTTGGGACGCCTCTACTGACGTTATTGCGGCGCAACTCCCTGCTGATTATTCCGATACCTTAGACTACTCTGATATTAGTGGTCTTCCAAATGTTGCTGCCTCTGGTGGCAACACAGGGGATATACAACTTACGACCGTTGGGCATAGCAGTGGAGACACTTACTCAATAGTTCTTTATTGCTTAAAGCAGTATTCATAGGACCCTAGGAAATGGAGGATGAACTAAGTCGAAAAAATGAGTTAGACATCCTTGAGCTTCGTGGAGAGATAAAGTTGCTTTGTCAGAAAATAGATACGATCAAAGGCAATGATCTTTACCACATACAGAAGTCCATTGACGGTCTCCAGAGGATTTTATGGACGGTTGGTGTTTTGGTTCTTAGCCATTTGGGAGTTGCCATAAAAACAGCCCTCTGGGGTTAACACGAGAGGTTTGGTGAATAATGGCTATTTCTGGAAGTAAAGATTTTGAACCTAATGTAGCTGAGTACATAGAAGAAGCCTTTGAGCGCTGCGGTTTAGAGTTAAGGACGGGGTACGACGCCAAAACGGCGCGTAGGTCTTTGAACCTCATGTTGGCCGACTGGGCCAATCGTGGTTTAAACAGATGGACTATGAAAAGGTTTACGCAAACATTTGCGAAAGCCGTTTCTGAGTATCCTGTTGGGACCATTACTTTAAACGTCAGCGCCAGCGGTAGTTTCACTATTGGTGAAACAATTACAGGAGGAACGAGCGCGGCAACGGCCTCTGTAATCACAAAACCTGATTCTACTTCTATGACAATAACCGTACCTTCTGGGACGTTTACTTCTGGCGAAACAATCACAGGAGGAACAAGCGCGGCTACTACCACCACGACAGCGGTGGTTTCTTTGGAAGACACACAAGCCACAATAGATATTCTTTCTGGCGTCATAAGGCGAGACGATGCTGATATTTCCGTTACTAGGGTGAGCCGTGATGAATACTTAGCCATTGCTAACAAAACCACCCCGGGAAGGCCTGTTCAGTTTTATGTTAACCGACAGATCACGCCTGTTGTTACGGTATGGCCTGTTCCAGAGAACAGCACGGACCAGTTTATATATGATCGTCTTGTTCGCATGGATGATGCGGACGCTTCGGTGGACACAATGGAAATACCGTTTAGGTTTTATCCCTGTCTTGCTGCGGGTCTGGCTTATTACATATCTTTAAAAAGAGCCCCAGACAGAATACAAGTTTTAAAGGCATTGTATGAAGAAGAGTTTACGAGAGCCGCTGAAGAAGACAGGGACAAAGCCAATATAAAACTTGTTCCTACCTATAACTCTTTAAGCGCGGTTTCCTGATGGGAAGGTTTGCTTCGGAAAAACACGCCATGGGGATTTCTGACAGGTCCGGTGCGGCTTATAAGCTCAAAGACATGCGTAAAGAATGGACCGGGATGCTTGTTGGAAAAGACGAATGGGAGGCTAAACAACCTCAACTTACCGTGGTGTCTACCCCAGCAGACCCACAGGCTTTAAGAAACCCAAGGCCGGACAGAACAGAACCGGCGGTTACTGTTCTTCTTGAGTTCAATCCTTTTACTTCGGGAAGCAGTGGTTCAGCGGTTATTACAGCAAATGAACCCGGACACGGAAGAAGTACGGGCGATACGGTGAGGTTCAGAAGTTGTGAGGACTTTGATGGTTTTACGGAGGCTGTTCTTGAAAACTCAAGTGGTTATTCGATTACAAAAATAAACGATGATTCCTACAGTTTCACTGCTTCTAGTGGGACTGCTGGAACAGGGGATGTACAAGGTGGCGGCGGAACTGTTTCTGCTGGCCCTGTGACAGTGAGTGCATGATATGGCTTTTACATTTACTACCTTAAAGACAGCTATTCAAGACTACACAGATAACGCGGAAAGCACTTTTGTTAGCCAGTTGACCCGGTTTATCTTAAATGCGGAAGAACGTATTCTTAAAGAATGTCAGCTCGACGATTTTCGTAAAAACGTCACGGGATCAGCTACGCAATCTATTAAATTTCTTACGAAGCCAACGGATTTTTTATCCCCGTTTTCGCTGAGCGTCGTTAACAGTTCTTCTAATGAGTTTCTTGAATACAAACACATTACTTTTTTGCAGGACTACACACCAAACCCTTCTACAACAGGAACCCCAAGGTATTACGGCGACTGGGATGATGACAGCCTGGTTTTAGCTCCTACACCAGACGCGAACTACACCATGGAACTTCATTATTTCTATCGTCCGCAGTCTATAACAGCCTCCGACGACGGGACGAGTTGGCTTGGAACTAACGCAGAGTTGTGCCTTTTATACGGAAGTCTTGTAGAAGCCTATACGTTTATGAAGGGCGAAGCTGATTTGATGTCTCTTTATAACAACAGGTTTATAGAGTCGTTAGAGTGGTTAAAGAACCTTGGTGAGGGAAAACAGACTCAGGATCAATATAGATATGACAGTGTAAGGATACCTGTTCGATGAAAGGCGACATGGAAGGAGCCCATGTTGCGATTGTAGGGCTGGGCAGTACGCAAGGCACTTTTACCTCTTCCGTGGCTAATGGGAAAAGTTTTGATGAGGTGTGGGTCATTAACTCAATGATGGTCCCTATAAAACATGACCGTGTTTTTATGATGGACCCGGCTTCGAGATTTTTAGACACCGAAAATGCGGGCTCTCAAACAGAAGCCCTTCGCAGAACATTGGGTACTCATCCAGGACCCATATATACTTGTACATTGGATGAAAGAGTTCCCGGCGCTGTTCTTTATCCCCTTGAAGAGGTGGTTAAGGCTACGGGGCTTTGTTATTTCAACAACACCGTGCCTTATGCCATTGCTTTTGCCATCTACCAAAAGGTCGAAAAGCTTTACTTGTACGGCATTGATTACTCGTATAAATCAAATCTTGTGATGGCCGAAGCTGGCCGAGCCTGTGCGGAGTTTTGGCTCTCTTCGGCAATTGCTAGGGGTATCGCCGTTGAGGTAGCCCACGATTCCACGCTTCTTGACACTAATGTGCCAGAAGAGGAAAAGCTTTATGGCTACCACAGACTGGAAGACCCTTTGGTTATGTCTGTGTCCAAAGGGTCTTTGACGGTATCAAAAAAGTCCGAATCGGCTCCTCCAGAACCCACAGACGCAAGACCTGTTTTATACGGCAGAAACGATAGGGTGGTTGTTTTAAAGGAGGCTCTCAATGTTTGAGGTAGAAACCTCACTTTCTGTGGGAGAAGTTTCCGTCGCGACAACTCACAACCGAGGGTTTTCGATAGAGGAGGCGGCTCAACAGGCCGTAGACAAAATACTTTATGTGTCTAAGGACGCTCCAGAGCCTCTTCGCGAACAGGCGGTAGCCTTTAAAGATACAGTACGCGAAGTTATAGTATATTACATGAAACATGCTGTGGATCAGGATAGGGCGACAATTGCCGCTAAGTTGCGGGAATCAGGTTTTCCTGAATTAGCAAAGAATTTGAGGAGTTTGTGACATGGCGATAACAACGGCTATGTGTACATCTTTCAAGAAAGAGCTTCTTGAAGCTGTGCATAATTTTAAAAACTCTGGCGGAGATACCTTCAAAATAGCTCTGTATGCTATAAGTAGCGGCGGAAAATCTTCTACTACAGCTACTCTGGGTGCGGCCAGCACGGCATTTACCACTACCGGGGAGGTGGCTTCAAGCGGAAGCTATACGACGGGTGGCGGTAGCCTAACAAGAGTAGACCCTAGCAGTAGCGGTACTACTGGATTCACAGATTTTTCCGATTTTAGCTTTACTACAGCAACAATTACGGCCAGAGGGGCCTTGATTTACAACAGCAGCGATTCAAACAAATCCGTTTGTGCGCTTGATTTTGGCGGGAATAAGACGAGTACGGCGGGTACGTTTACCATTGCTTTTCCTGCTGCTGCTGCGAGTACGGCTATCATTAGAATTGCGTAGGGGATGATGCTTTGGCAAACATCACAGGATGGGGAAGAGGTACTTGGAACGAGGGTGAATGGAATTCCCCTCTCGCCGTTGACGTCACAGGCGTTGAGGGAACAGGAGCCCTCGGTTCCGTTTCGATTACGGGTTCCAGCACTGTCACGCTCACGGGAGTTGCCGGGACAGGCGCTGTGGGCACCGTTACACCTGCGGCAGGAGCAGGAGTCACGCTCACCGGAGTCGCAGGAACCACAGGCCTCGGCACTGTCACGGTTACGGCAGGGGCAAGCGTTGTTCCCACGGGAGTGGCGGCAACAGGTTCTCTTGGTTCCGTTACGGTTACAGGCAATGCTCCCAGTGTCGCGGTTACAGGCGTTGAAGCAGAAGGTGCAATTGGCGTCGTTACTTTCTCAAGCAGTGTTACTGTTACCCCTACAGGCGTGTCGGGTACAGGCGGGACAGGAGAAACAAACGTCTGGAGCCTTATTGACGAAACACAGACACCTAGTTGGTCTGCGGTATCAGATTCACAAACACCTGACTGGTCTGCGGTTGATGGCTCTCAAACCCCAGATTGGACAGATATAGCGGCATAGGATAAAAACATGGCTTCTTCATATACAACCAGCTACGGCATAGAAAAAATCGGTTCTGGAGAACAGGCAGGCACATGGGGTACGACTACAAACCATAACCTTGACCTTTTAGACCGAATAGCTGCCTATACATCAGTAGCTCTTTCTGGGACCACACATACTCTTACTGTCCGCGAGGCTTCTCCTGGGTCAGGTACGGAAAATCTTCAGGACGGTATGTATCGTGTCATTAAGTTTACGGGAGCGTTGGGCGCAAACAACACGGTCACGATAGCCCCAAACACAACCAAGGCATACTTTATTATAGAAAACGCTACTACAGACTCTGGCTCCAGCGGTCCTTACTCCGTTATTCTTTCGCAGGGTTCTGGCGCGAACATTACTGTTCAAAACGGGAAAAATGTCATTGTTTATTGTGATGGTGCGGGTAGTGGCGCAGCGGTCGTAGACGCCCTTGCTGATCTCCAGATAGGAACGCTTGAAGTCACGGGGGCGGCTGCAATTGATGGTGGCTTAGCGGTCACAGGTAATGTGACGGCCACAGGGACTGTAGAGCCCGCTGGCGACACTGCGGCTAGTGACAATGCGGCCATTGGATACACCTCTGCCGAGGGTCTTATCTTGACAGGCCAAGGAAGCACCAATGACGTTACTATAAAGAACGACGCCGACGCCGATGTTCTTGAGATTCCCACTGGAACAACCAATGTTACTGTAGTTGGTGACGTCACTGCTGCCGGAACACTCAATGTTACAGGGGACACTGCTGCGGGCGATGGCGCGGCCATGGGTTACACATCTGCTGAAGGCCTTATTCTAACCGGCCAAGGAAGCACTAATGACGTCACTATAAAGAACGATGCCGACGCCGATGTTCTTGAGATTCCTACAGGGACTACCAACGTCACTGTAGTTGGTGATGTTACTTCTGCCGGTACACTTAACGTCACGGGAGATACTGCTGCGGGCGATGACGCCGCCATTGGATACACCTCTGCCGAGGGTCTTATTCTAACCGGACAAGGAAGCACCAACGACGTCACTATAAAGAACGACGCCGATGCCGACGTCCTTGAGATTCCTACGGGAACCACCAATGTTACTGTAGTAGGAGACATTACAACTAGCGCGACTCTTAATGCCACAGGAGACACCGCTGCGGGTGATGATGCCGCTATAGGTTACACATCTACTGAAGGCCTTATCTTGACGGGACAGGGGTCAACGGGTGATGTCACGGTTAAGAACGATGCTGATGCTGCGGTTATCCAAATTCCAACAGGGACTACTGGTGTTGACTTTAAAGGCAATATGTTTACTACCACGGCAGGAACTTCCAACTTTGTAGCTGGGGTTAATGCGGGTAACACCATCGAGTCCGGTGGCAACTACAACGTATGTGTTGGGGACGAAGCGGGTACTGCCATAACGACTGGGGACAATAATGTCTTTATAGGTTATGCAGCGGGCGACAATATGTCTACGGGAAGTGGCAATACTCATGTAGGCAAAGACGCAGGTACAGACCAAACGACGGCCTCGGACAATACGCTTATTGGGACCAGTGCAGGGGCTAATATTACAGACGGGCCTTACAACACATTGGTAGGCAACCTAGTAGGAGATGACGTTACCTCTGGCACATACATGACTATGATTGGGTACAACTTAGCTGCAAGTGCGGCTGACGGGGAAAACCAAATTGTTCTTGGGCAAGGTATTGGTGGAGAGGCCGACAACTGTTTTACTTTCGGCAAGTCCGGGAATAAAATGTTCAATAACTTTTCCTCGAATAACAGTTGGTCGCAGTCTTCGGATGAGCGTCTGAAAACTAGTGTCGATGACAACACTTTAGGCTTGGGCTTCATTAACGATTTGGAAACAAAGACTTACAAGTGGAAGCCGTCTAACGAAATTGACGAGTCGTTAACAGACCATCATTTTGAAGACAACAAAAAAGATACGGATGTTCTGATGTACGGCATGATGGCTCAAAATGTTAAAGCCGCAATGGATACGCATAACCACTCTAGTTTTACAGGGTGGTCAGAAAGTAAGGACGGTTCACAAAACCTTTCTAGAGAGATGTTTGTAATCCCACTTATAAAAGCGGTACAAGAGTTGTCGAATCAAGTACAAGAATTAACGGCTCAAGTAGAAGAGCTTAAAAAGTGACTCAATACGTTGGGTAGGGTTTTTAATGCCGGTTACCAGAGTTAAGTTCAAACCCGGAATTGACCGTGAGAGTACCTCTTTTGCGAATGAGCAGGGCTGGTTTGATTCCGATTTAATACGTTTCAGAAAAGGTCGCCCTGAGAAACTTGGGGGTTGGTCAAAGATAAGCGCCACAGCGGTTGCTGGAACGCCGAGGTCTTTGAATGCCTGGGTAACTTTAAACGCTCTAAAGCTCATGGGAGTCGGGACCAATAAAAAGTTTTACATTGAGCAAGGTGCGTCTTATAACGACGTAACGCCTATTAGGGTTACGACCACACTTGGAGCAAACCCTATCACTACAGGTAGTGCGGGGTCTGGAGAAGTGACGGTAACGGCGGCGGGGCATGGCGCAGGGGAAGGTGATTATGTCACTTTTAGTGGTGCTGCGACCACCGATGGCATAACAGCGGCTCAGATAAACACAGAACACGCCATTACACAGGTCGTGTCTTCCAACAGCTATAAAGTGGATACAGGAGGAAGTGCTACTTCTGGCTCTACCGCTGGGGGTGGCTCTGCTGTTATCGCGAACTACCAAATTAACGTAAGTACGGCGGAATCTGTCTTGGGTCCAGGATGGGGGTCAGGTTACTGGGACGGTTCGACGCTTGACTACTCAGAGACCACTCTTGATGGGGCGATTAACGACAGCGTAACTTCTATCGACCTGACTTCTGCTTCGGCGTTTGAGACCGCTTCGACGACTACAAGTGCTGCGGTAGCTGTTGTGGATACCACCATTAGTTTGGCTGATTCCTCGGGGATGCCTTCTAAAGGCACCATTAAAATTGGAAGCGAAAACATTGCCTACAAGACCAATTCAGGCACTGTTCTTGGAGACATTACAAGAAGCGCGGACGGAACGACCGCAGCCATTCATGCCAGCGGGGCCACGGCAACTTTTGTAGGTCTAATACAAGTTAATGCGGAGTTGATTCAGTACACAGGAAAATCCAGCAATGATTTGGACGCGGGTGTTGTTCGTGGCGTAAGAGGAACTAGCGCGGCTTCGCATTCTGATGATGACGTAGTTAAAGAAGCCAATTCTTTTTATGGGTGGGGCGATGCTGTAGAGCCCTTTTCCTCTGGTGAAACTCGGTTGTGGTCGCAAGACAACTGGGGTGAAGACCTGTTAATGAATGTTCGCGACGATAACATTTATTACTGGACAGCCTCTTTGGGTTTGTCTACAAGAGCTACGGCACTAAGCAGCCAGACAAGCGCCTCAGATGCTCCGACGATTGCCCGTCAGGTTATTGTGTCTGACACGGATCGCCACGTTATTTGTTTAGGCGCAAACACCATTAGCACGACAAAGCAGGATTTGCTGTTGGTTCGCTGGTCGGACCAGGAAAGTGCTGTCAATTGGACGCCTACGGCAACCAATACAGCGGGTTCTCAGCGCCTTTCTTCGGGTTCTGAGATCATTACAGCGGTAGAAACGCGCCAAGAAATTCTTATCTGGACCGATGCGTCGTTATACAGTATGCGTTTTGTCGGACCTCCTTTTACTTTTTCGTTTAATTTGTTGGCTAGCAATCTCTCTGTTATCGCTCCAAAGGCGGTGGTTGCGGCGGGTGAGCGCGTGTTCTGGATGGATACAGAGAACTTCTTTATGTATGCAGGGCAAATTCAAGCTATTCCTTGCACCGTTCTTCGGTATGTTTTTGATGACATGAACTACGAGCAAAGGCTCAAGTTTTTTGCCGCCTCTAACCGGATGTTTGACGAGGTTTTTTGGTTCTACTGCTCTTCCGACAGCAGCGAAGTGGACCGTTATGCCAAGTACAATTATGCCGACAACACTTGGGATATAGGCTCTCTTTCTCGCACAGCTTGGGTGGATTTCGGGTTACTTAGCAAGCCCCGTGGCGCAGGGGCCGTGAGTGACAGCAACTACATCTTTGACCACGAATCTGGGACGACCAACGACGGGTCGGCCATGTCTCCTTATATCGAAACGTCCGTATTTGATATTGGTGACGGGAACCAATTTGCTTTCATTAAGAGCATTATTCCTGATATTGACATCACCAGTGCCGCCGGAAACGGCGTTGATTATGTGCTGAAAACCCGTAATTATCCCGGAGAAAGCTTATCGACGAACTCCACAAATGCCGTGACAAGCACCACCAAGCAATCTGACGTGAGGTCTCGGTCGCGTTCCGTTGTTTTGCGTGTTCAGAGCAGTTCGGACGACATTTCCTGGACTTTGGGCGATGTAAGGCTTGATATCCAACCGGATGGGAGAAGGTAATGGCAAGGATACTAGAAACAAACCTTCCCAGGGTTCCTCAGACTTATGACGCCGACACCATGATTCGTATGGTCCGTACTCTTGAGGACGCTTTGACTCGGATTGAAATTCCTTCGGTTATTAGCGGAGAAGACGATACCAATGGCATTAACTGGTTTATGAACTAATGGCTTCGGCATACAAAAATATCGCGTCACTGGTGGGGTCCACAGGAGATGTTACGGTTTATACCTGCCCAAGCGCCACACAGGCTGTCATAAAGAATATCCAACTGTATAATAGTCACAGTGGCACTATAGTGGTGTATCCTAAGATTACCGACAGTTCCGCTTCTGTAACGGTGACGTTAGAGAAGAATAGTATAGGAACTCTCGCAGACACGTCCCTCGCGGGCCCTTTTGTTCTTGAGGCCAGCGATACGCTCATATTAAATTGCGACACCGCCTCTAAAATCTACGCTTTTGCGAGTGTCTTGGAGATTTCTTGATGGCAGCACAGGCTTACACTCACGCGGATACAGGACTAC